CCACTTGTGTAACTATGCCGTTTTCAATTTTTGCAAAGTGGGCCATTACATTTCCAATTCTTCTAAAATCTTCGTTGTCCAAATAGTAGGTATTGAGTCCTCAAACGCTTTAATCTTTTCCATTGTCGCGTCAATTTCATCCCATGTTGGGCATGGTCGATCATCTTCCCAAATCGTAATGGTACGGTTGTGAATTTCCCACTTGGCATGAGGACGCAGCAACTGCATTGCTGAATCTATGCCATAAAGTTGGTACTTTTTCATCTTAGTTCAGCTTAAGAATAATGATTCCAGAACCGCCATTTCCCCCTGCGGAACTAGTTGTATCAGCACCAGCACCACCGCCGCCAGCACCTCGATTAGTAGTTCCAGCAACTGCGGCAGGAGAATTTACTCGGTTGCCACCGCCACCGCCACCGCCTGTGCCCCCAGCACCGGGGGTAGTAACAGCAGAACCTCCACCACCACCAGCATAGGTAACGCTACTGCCACTTATGCTACTTGCTGTTCCAGCGCCGCCATCTCCACCAGTAGTAGTAGAACCGGGATTGCCTACAGCGCCTGCACCTCCACCACCTCCAGCACCATAGTTGGGCGCTCCACTGCCCGGTGCTCCGCTACCACCAGAATTCCCCTGTGATGGTGATGTACTTGGGGTATTGCCAGCACCGGCAGTAATGCCGGGAGCAGTACCTGTACCGCCACCTCCACCGCCGCCACCAGACCCGCCAGCAGCACCAGAAATGCTGGTGTCTTGTCCTGGCGATCCACCTCCACCACCTGCTGAAGTAATAGTAGTTAATCCTGAACCAGCAATGGAAGAACTACCTCCATTTGTTCCAATATTTCCAAAAGTGCCTACACCCGACCCAGCTTTTGATGCACCTCCAGCGCCACCGGCACCCACGGTAATTGTGTAAGTAGTGCCAGCAGTAACAGCAAGGCTAGTTCCACTACGCATACCGCCAGCACCGCCGCCTGCTGCCAAACCAGCTTGAACACCTGTTCCACCACCACCACCACCACCACCAACAATTAAGTAATTAATGGTAGAAATTCCTGCGGGTGCTTTCCATGTTCCTGATGCTGTAAAAGTAACAATTTGCCCTGGCGTGTATCCTTTACCGCCGGAAATAAATAAATTTTTAGATGCAAACATTATGCGTATGCCTGTGCTGCTGAACCAAACCAAGAAGTGCCATTAGCGACAAATGTCAAAATATCTATCGCTGACGCTGTTATCGTAATAGTAGGCGCAATTCCACCAGGAAACTTTACTCCGGTAAAAGTTGCGGTTCTGCTACCAGTTGCATCTTGGCTAACTATTAAAATAAAAGATTGGCCCGCAGTTGCTGTAGGCATGGTAAATGTACAATTTCCTGTGAGCGTTACAGTCTGAAATGTTCCACTAGCAAGCGACAATGTTTTTGTGGTTCCACTGTTACCGATAGCCACTACGCTTTCGGTGTAATACCCACTCAAAACTAAATTGCTGGTAGATACACCAGTTGTTCCGTCTATAGTCGTCGCCATAATTTTTCCTTGTTAGTTAATTATCCAAACTGATCCGCTAGACACAGTTACCGTTGCGCCTGACGATACACTCATTGGTCCATAAGAAAAACCAGTGCTTCCTGTTGGAATAGTGTAGCTTGTAGATACGGTATTTGAATTTACATAAATTCCATTGCTGGCGTTTAACACTGAAGCTAAAAATTCACCGGTAGATGGTTGGTATAGCAATTTGGCGTTGCTAGTGTACGCCGTAGTTGCAGTGCCTGATGTCGCGGCAAAGAATGCGGGATAAAGAGCAGATGCGGTAGTCGTGTCATTGCTGATGGTGACTGATCCACCTCCACCGCCTCCACCCGCAGCCCAAGAAGCTGTCGTGCCGTTAGATGTTAGCACATAACCATTAGCACCTATGCCCAAGCGAGTAGCGCTGTTTGTGCCATTGCCAAGAATGAGATCGCCAATGCTAGTGATGGGCGACAAAGCATTAAACCCAGCCGCTGCTGTTGTCTGACCTGTACCGCCGTTTGCAATCGCTACCGTACCAGTAACATTGGCGGCTGTGCCTGTTGTGTTCTGATTAAACGTCGGCCAAGTAAAAGAACCGGTGCTAAAGTTTCCGCTAGTTGGTGTACCCAAAACCGGCGTTGTAAAACTGGGAGAAGTCGCCAACGCCACAACAGTTCCGCTGCCGGTGGTGCTGTACGAAGTACCCCAAGCAGTTCCCGTGGAATTAGGAATGCCAGCGCCTGGGTACACCATTGGCAGGGAATTGTTAATCGTAATAGCAGCAGACCCGTTGTAGGTAGTGCCAGAACTAAACGATATCCCTGTACCAGATGTCAGTGCGTTAGCTACAGACCCAGCAGAACCAGAAGTGTTTTGATTGAGCGTAGGCACATCCGCAGCTTGGATGGTTGCCATCACCACATTTGTGCCATTGCCACGCAAATACGATCCGCTAGTTACTGCTCCAGCAAAAGCGTTCATAGCTGTTTGTGCTGTAGTGGCCCCAGAACCGCCGTTAGCAATTGGTAATGCTGTCCCTGAATAGCTGATAGCCAAAGTACCCGATGTCGTAATAGGGCTTCCTGCTATTGATAAGAATGCAGGAACAGTAGCTGCAACGCTAGTAACAGACCCAGTGCCGTATCCAGAAGGATTAGACGCAGGGTAAGCGCCTAAGTTTGTTAAGGCCGCAGCAGCCGTTGTAGCGCCCGTTCCACCATTTGCTATGGCTACTGTGCCGGTGACGTTAGAAGCCGTTCCTGTGGTGTTCTGATTGAGCGTAGGAATGTCAGCAGCAACAATAGCCCTAAATGTCGGTACACCAGCAGTGCCATTTGGTGCTGCTAAAACATAATTAGCAGTCTTGGATGCGTATGGATTTTGAGTATCACCATAACTAGCAGAAAGACTTAATGCAGGAGTAGCTCCACCACTAGATGCAATTGGAGATGTACCTGTTACTGAAGTAACTGTACCCTGTGGGTTAGCAGCGGTTGTGATACTAGTAACACGACCATAGGTATCAATAGTTACAACAGGAACTAAACTAGCTGATCCTGTAGTGCCAGCAGTAGCAATACCACTAGCTAAATCAATAACAGGTGTAGCACCTCCAGTGCTTGTAATGTTACCTATAGTTCCAGATACAGATGTAACTGTTCCAGATCCTTTGTTGTTAAACGTATTCCAATCTGTGCTAGTTAAATAACCACTAACACTTGTTGTAGCTGCTGCCATTGAAATAGCAGGCGTTGCACCGCCACTAGACACAACGGGAGACGTTCCTGTTACGGATGTTACAGTGCCTGAGTTGGTTGCCGCAATGGTAATAGATCCACTTGCGTTAGTAACGGTTATTCCTGAACCAGCAGTTAATGTAGAACGGGTAAATCCTGTCCCATTACCAATGTCTAAATTACCATTGGCGGGTGTTGTAGTTAAACCTGTACCACCATTTGCTACTGGCAATGCCGTACCGGAATAGGTAAATGCCAATGTGCCTGAAGTGGTAATTGGCGAACCTGATACTGACAAAAGACTAGGTACAGTTGCCGCAACGCTAGTTACAGAGCCAGAACCTTTGTTATTAAAAGTGGTCCAATCAGTAGAGGTTAAATAACCATTTACAGATGTAGTAGCTGCTGGAATGCTAATAGCTGGTGTAGTGCCACCAGAAGAAACAATAGGAGTTGTACCAGTAACCGATGTAACAGTGCCTTGTGGATTAGCGGCAGTTGTAATGCTTGTTACCCGTCCATAGGTATCAATGGTGACTACCGGCACTAACGTTGCAGAGCCTGTTGTTCCAGGCGTTGCTACACCGCTTGCTAAGTCAATAATTGGTGTTGTTCCACCTGTACTAGTAACACGTCCTGTTGTGCCTGATACAGATGTAACAGTACCACTAGTACTAGAGTTAATTGTTTGGTTAGGCCAACTACCAGTAATAGTTACGTTAGTCCCAGCTATCAAACTAGGACTAGCAGTACCAGTACCCCCGTTGGCTACAGCCAAAGTGCCACTAAGAGTAACAGCACCTGTTGTAGCAGTAGCAGGAGTTAGTCCTGTAGAACCACCACTAAATGAATCAACACCTGTAGTAGCTAATACTGTGTACTTAATATTTCCAGAATTAGAAACAACTTGCCAAGCACTACCATGAGTGTAAGTTAGTTTTTCTCCAATTAACAAAGTTACTGTAGTAATCTTATAGCTAGTTGCTGTACTAAGCAATTGAATAGTTACAGTTTGAGTAGCAGTATCTGTATTTAACACAGACACCATATCTATATCACGGATAGTAGAAGCAGAAGGAGCAGAACAAATAGTTACAGTTGATGTGCCATTTGAATTGCTAAGCTGAGTACCACCTAGGTAAGTGCTACTAGTTTGATCAGAATAGGATACAACAATCTGTAAAGGTGCAGTAGCGTGCGCTCCACCAAGAAACAGAGTTAATGATCTAACTGTTGTGTCTAGTCTAATCATAGTTTATCCGTGTGCAGCAGCAAAGGCATAAATAGCAGGGCCACTGCTACCACCACCCCCACCTGTAGATGCAATAGTAATTGTGCCAGGACCATTTGTAATAGTCACGTTAGAACCAGCAGTTAATGTAGCAGGAGTAAAACTATGGTCAGAAGTTTTACCTATAAGAACTTGTCCATCAAGACCAGTGTTAACAAACAAAGTGTCAGTAGTAACTGAGGTTACGGCTATAGTTCCTCCAGTAATAGTTACATTACTAGAGTCTTGAGTACTTATAGTTCCAAAAACTTTATCACTAAGCCTTTGAAACCAATCTCGCCAGACAAAGCTTTCGCCTATTTTATCTTGAGGAATTGGAAAAAGAGTAGCCATGCTTAATACTTCTTAGAGGTATAGCCCATCTTACGAAGATCAGGCAACTGTTTTTCTAGTCTACAACCAATGTCTATTCTATAGCCAATGGAGTTAGGGATGTTGATTTTTTTCTTAAGAGTATCGTAGCAAGCAGTACGAGCATCTTCAACAGTCTCACCAATACCAGTAACAATACAGACGTAGTTACCAGCAGTTAAAAACTGTTCTTCATCAAGTTTAACTTTGCCATTTACCATAGCAGGTGCTTTGCCGCACATGACTTCAGCTAAATGGACGTTCTTAATAACATCGTCCATAGTCAAGTCAAACAGTGGGTAACCTGCGTGTTCAATCTTAGGAGTACCCTTGTCAAAAGGATATGGAGGCATAGTAACTACTACTCCACAAGCAACTTTGTCACTGACCCGTAGGGTGTCTTTACCATCTAACAGATCTAGCATCCACTGCGCTGGATCACCCTTATGTAGAGCCTGCTGAATCATAAACAAAGGCCAACCGGGACGCATAGTAAACTCTAAAGGCCAAGGAGTTCCCTTATCATCAATGATGCAATTAACATCAATATAACCAGTGTAGCTAAGCCCATGTAAGAATCCTTCAAGTGGTTTAAGAACTTTGTCAGCAAGCTTAGAGTCTTGGGTGTAGTAAAGAATAGTACCTTCTTCACCAGTAGATACTCCAAGATCTCCTGCTAAAAGCTTTTTAAATTCGTGATTGATGCACAAGTGTTTAGAAAACCCACCAACACCAAACCAGCCACCTACAGCAATCTCAATGCCCCCGTGGAACTCTTGAAGAATAAAAGAACCTTTGTAAGCGTTACTTTTTTTCCACTTCTGCAACATAAAAACCATGTCAGCAGCAGACTTGGCTACATAGCTAAGAGCCTTGTCTCCATCACCTAATGGCTTAGACACATAGCGTTTGTTGTTCTTAATAACAAAAGCAATGGCTTCATCGTAATTTGTAAACTCTGTAGAAGGGATAACAGGAATGCCTGCCTGGGCAAATATTTTAGCTCCATGTTGTCGGTCTTGTTCCCAGCGGTTAGTGTCAATGCTAGGCCCAATAATAGGATAGCCTTTATCCCGGTAGCGTTCTAGCTGGTGAATGTAAAACGTATTGTCTGTACAGAATACTAAGTCAGCCCAGTTCATATGAGCTTCCCAATCAGATACCCGATTAAGAAGACCACCATTACCAACCATAGACCGATTACCATCCTTATTGTTACGGATGTAAGCTTTGATTGTATGCCCGTAGTCCATGCACCTTAACGCAAAGTCAAGGCAAGTACCCATAGCATCAATAATCAAGATGTTCATGGCTTATAGGTTCCTTTTTCACGTTTAGTTTTTCTGCCTTTTTTAGCGCGCTCTTCTCTTTCCAATGCTTTCTTTTCAGCAGTTTGTTGTGCTCCAGTTTTAACTTTTATATCAAACTGTCTAGCCAACAACTTGTTAGCGCCATCTTCATCTTCTACTGCTCCAAGGACAGGAGAAACTTGTGGCACTTGTTTAACGCCATACGTTCCAATGTCAGCAGCAATGTCTTCAACAGGATCGTCTGGATGGTAAATAGGTTTTCCAGTAAAGATGTTCTTGTTAAACGCCAACTGTGCTAGTCCCAATAGCATAGGATTAAAAGTAAACACAGGCCAGATCAAAGCAGAGGCATCTCGTTTGCCTTCAGCAACCTGCTCAATAGCATGAAGCAAATGGAATGGACCTGCTCTACGTTGCTCAGCACCTTCACCAAACATTGCTTGAGCTATTTGATCCATAGCAGGATAAAGAAAAGCCATACCAACGCCAATAGCAAGCATTGAGTCTACACCTTCTCTAAACTTAGCACGGCTTTCAGGAGATCTAAGATTGCGTGGATCAACGTCTTTGATAGTGTTTACTAAAGATTTGACCATACCATAGTGGTATCTAGAAAACAAATCTATGTTTGGGTTCTTAAGTACCTGAGCAAGACCACGACTACCTAACACCTCAGAAGGCATACGATAGTTAGGCATATGCTTTTCAGCGTGTTCTATGGCATCTTTAAGCTCCATCTTACTGCCAGTACGCTTTTCATGTTGACCCATAATTTCACGAATGTACTGGACGTACATAACATCACGGGTAAACCACATAGCTTTTGTAGAAGCATTAGAGATTCCGTTATACAGATCCCCAGTAGTTGTGCCTAATTTTTTAGCAAGTTGCCCTAAGCTAATCTCCATTTCTGGAGTACTAAACATTTGCTTTTGAGCTTCTTTCTGTAGAGCTTCAAAGTGTTTGTTCCTAGGATCAGCACCAAGGATAGATCCACCTTCACGCATGATGTCCCGGTAGAACTGAGTTTGATTACCAACATCTCTCCAAGCTGCCCTAGCAGTAATAGCAAACGTACCTAACTGACGAGGGTCAACCCAGCCAGTAAACCCACGAGCGTTCCAAAGGTGCATAACCTCATTGAACATATGGGGAACAGGGTTAAGCATCATGTTCTTGACAAGAGCATTAGTTGCTTTCATCCACATGGTGTTGTCCCAAACTTTAGCAAAATCAGAAATGATTGCAGCGGTCTTAGGATCAAAGTGCCATCCCCGTAACTCTGGAATGCGATCTATGTTACTAGGAACAACCCAGCCTTTAGGCAACTCTCTAACAGGTCTATCAGGACCAAACCCAACCTGTTCAAACAGTTTAGATTCTTTAAGGTTGTTAACAAACTCTAGTTCACGAGCCATCTTACGCAGGCCAGTGTTAGCTATACGAGCAGAAGCTTCAGCGTCATGCCAATAGCGATACGGAGAATCTCTTTCAATGTTTAATACGTTGCCATCAACTACTCTAGATACTGTGCCATCGTTAAGAGTAATAGAATCGCCACGCTTAAAATTAATGTCTGGGCTATGTCCAACAAGTCTTTTTCGACCATCTGACCACTCCCAAATTTCAGTACCAGCTTTAACTTTTCTTCCACCGGGAAGAGTTACGTCAGTAGGTTGTCTGTGAAACTCAATGGTACGACCATCTTCAAGAGCAAATACCTTACGTTCTATAGCAGCATTGGCTTGGTCAGCAACCCTATCTCCCATAGGAGTAGTATTCTCAAAAAACCCTTTAAGAGTTTCTATCCAACCTGGCTTTTCTTTTTCACTAAACAAACGAATACGAGATTGACCAGTAGTAAACTCTTCTCCAACATCACCGCCCATAGCTTTAATCTTACGAACAAGAGCTATGTTTTCAGCATCCAATTCATCAAGTACGGCCTTGGCTTCTGGAGGCAGCGGTTCTCCACGCTCACGCATATCAAACCATTTAGCACGTTGCTCTTCAGTAACACCATTCTTAGTGTTTTCTTTGTAACCAACAACGTGTTCAGACCTGTCTTTAGTTTGGAAAGTGTTTAGTTTATGCAAACCATCTTCTAAACTCTTAACATCGTTAGGTATAGGTATAGAGCGTTCATTAAGATTCTTTTGATAATCCTCAAAGAACTTAACAGCTTCAGCTTCCCCAAACCTGTCGTGAAGGTCTGTTGCGTGCTTAATCATTTCCTCTTCATTAGGAACAGAACGGGGATCAACTTTTTCAAAAGCATCTGCTACAGCAGGAGAAGCTTTTTGCTTAATAGAATCAAGTATAGATGCTGGGTGGTCTTCAAGAGGTTTAAAGTCTTTAGACTTTTTAACCAAAGATATGCCGTGATCAAACACTTCATCAAGAGCAGTACGAGTACCTTTAGGAAGATTTAAACCTTCTCGCACAGTGTTTTTAAATGCTGCCCACAAGTTATTAAGAACACCTTTAGGTTGTTCTCCAACTTTAATAGACCCCAGTAGTTCTTGAAACTGTCTATTAGTAAAAGCTTCAGCAACAAACTCTTTTACGTCAATAAAACCATACTTGCTATCTCCATGAGATTCTTTATACTTGTCAAACAACTCTTGAAGTTTAATAGCAGCAGTACTGTTACCTTCGTCAAGAAGTCGTACTGTGCCAGCGTGTATAGACTCATGGGCCAACACATACAAATTACCTTCTTTACCAAGGTTTATTTTATGTTCATCTCCATAATATAACCCTAGGGCATCAGCTTTTTGTAAACCTTCTTTGTCGTAGTATTTAAGATATTCACTGCTAAACCCCAGTTCAGCACTACGAATAAAGTCAGACTGATTAAGAGCCTTAAGTAAAAGCCTTTGGCCTTTAGTACCAAGGTCATCAGTAGCAAGCACACGATCAAAAGCTTCACCTACAGTTTTAGAACCCCACAAATGATCATGCAGCTCTTCCCATGTAGGAACAGCTTTGTCAGCAAATTTAACAGCAGGCATAAAGCTTTGCAAAGCTTCTATTTGCTTTTCAATAGCAGCTTGTTTAGCTTCAATGTCTGCTACTCCGTACTTGTCACCTGCATTTAAAGCTTCTTGTTTGTGACCTTCAAGTGTTAGATGTGCCTCTTCTTGAAGTTTGTCAATCTCAGCTTTGTGTTCTTCACGAGTAACAGGAGCATCTACTTTTTCTTTAGAAGTTCCAGCAGGCTGTTCTTCAGTAATCTTAAAGTTCTCATCACCTACTTTACGCAAGTCACCGCTGTGCAAACCGTCTTCTGGAATCTCTAGCACATGATCTTCTGGCAATTGCTCAGCACGTTTAGCTTGTTCAAAAGCAGCTTGACGATCATGGAAGTTACCACGTTCGTCTACAAAGCCTTCTACATAGTCTGGATGGTCTTTAAGTTCTGCTTTACGAGCTTCATCATGTTTGGGTCCATGTAGTTCTACTTCACCAGTCTTAATGTTCTTAATAGCAGCTTGGTCAAGTTTAGCTTTAGCATCACGCTTAGCTTTTTCTGCTTTAAGTTTTTCAATAAATTTGTTTCTTTGTTCTGGGGTAGCGGTGTCAGGTGGAGGTTTAAACTTATCTGCTGGTGCTGGTTTACCACTTACAACAGTTCTTCCCTTTTCAATAAGCTTTTCACCAAGCTTAGAAGGTTTAACAAAAGCTCCTGAAGCTGCATCCCAAATCATTTCTCCAGAAAAAACTGGTTGCCCTTCTATAGCCCGTTGAGCACCACCAACACCTACCATAATTCCAGAACCAACAGCAGCAGTCTTAGCACCTTCTTTAGTAAACAAATCTTTAGCTTTAACTAAAGTTCCACCTGGTCCAACAACCATACCGCCAAATTGACCAACCTTTTCAGCAATAGGATGTGCTTGTGCTTGTGCTTTTTTAGTAGCTACTATGTTTGTCCCAAACACTTTGTCAGCAAATTCTTCAAGAGTATTGATGCCATAACTTTGAGCAACACTAGCCACTAAACCACCAGTTACACCACCAACAGCAGGCATCCAAGGAGCAATAAAAGGACCAGCATAAGGTATAGCAGCTACTACTGGCATTGACGCAGTACCTATTTCAGTACCAACTCCAGCAGCATACATAGAGCCAGGTACAGTAGCAGCTACTTCTCCTCCCGCACGAGCAGCAGTACCTAAAGCAGTTGTTTCTGGACTCTTTTTACCAGTTACAAGATCACTTAAAGTTTGAGTACTAACCTTGTCGCCAGATTTAAATTCTGCTCCCTGTTGTTGTTGCAATGTTTTAACGCTTTGAGAAAGCGGAGGTACTTTGACAGCAAGTGCTTTAGCAACAGATTGTTTAGCAGCAACAGCCTCATCGGGGTCAACAAACCCCCCACCACTTTTTTGTGATGCAGCAGATTTAACTTCGTCTGGATCAACAAAAGGCATTACAGTTTATTCCTCTTCTTGCCTTCAGCAATGATGTCAGCATCAGACATAGTTGGGTTTGCTTTCTTAGCAGCATCAAACCAAGCCTGTTGTTCAGGATTAAATTTGTTACTAGTAGCACCACCAACTTTACCAGTAGCAGTAGCTCCAGTGGCAGGCGCAGCAGCGGCAGCAGGAGCTGCGGCAGCAGCGGGTGCTGAAGCAGCAGCAGGAGTTTTAGACTCTGGTTTATCAGAGCTAAACATTTGTATTTGATCTTGAAGCTTTTTAACTATTGAAGCCTTCTTATCAAACTCAGGCATATCTTCTACAGTAGCAAGTTCTTTTTCAGCTTGTTTCTTTCTAAAAACATTTAGCTTAGTAACTGCTTCAGTATAAGCATTAGTAGCTTTGTCTTGATTTGGAGCACTTATGTTATACCAAGAAGCGGTCTTAGCTTTTTGTAAAGCAGCATCAGCTTTAGTAACTTGTTCTATTAAACCATCTTCTTCTTTTTTACCTTCTTTAATAATAGCATCGTGTCGCTTAAGATAAAAACCAAGATCTTTTAGTTCATCACCAGCTTTTGCAGTTGGGGGTTTATTAGTTTTAGTTTTTTCTGCTTCTGCTCTTATCTTAGCCGCTTCTGCTTTTACTGTTTCTGCTGCTGCTTTTACTTTATCTGCTTCTGCTTTTACTGATTCATACTTGGCTCTTATTTCAGCCACTTCTTTATCACTAGCTGCTTTAGTGTCAGCCACTACTTTGTCGCTTGCAGCTTTAGCAGCAGCTACTTCTTTAGCACTAGCAGCTTTAACATCGGCTACTTCCTTAGCACTAGTAGCTTTGGTATCAGCCACTTCTTTAGAAGATGTCTTTTTAATATTAGCTACTTCTTCTGCACTAATAGCTTTAGTTGTTGCTACTTCTTCTAAAGAAGCATTTTTCTTTTCTGCTATGCTTAATTTGTTTTTAAGTTCTTCTAATAAACGTTCTTTAGCAGCAATGTCTTTAGCTGCTTCTTGTTCTAGTTTAGCGGCTTTAGCTACATCTGCTTTGTATGCATCAACTGTTCCTTTAAGTGTTTGAATTTGTATTAGGGCTGCATTTCTTTCAGCGCTAATTTTTTCTCGACTTTCAGTAAGTGCTTCTGTTTTTTTAAGTTCTACAGCTTTAATTTGTTCAGCAAGCAATCCTTTTGTATTAAGAAACAAACGACTAAGAACTTCTTTTTTTTCTTGAGGACTATATGCTTTCCAGTTTTCTGCTCCAACTTGATCAGTAATTGCTTTTGTAACTTCTACAGGGAATCTATCAACAAATGCATTAAATTTAGGCATATCGTTGGGATCTAAAGCATCTACAGCTGCAAAAGCTTTTGCAATAGCTTCATTTTTAAGAGCAATAGTTTTAGCGTCATTAGCAAGACCAACAGCATCAAGCCTTTCAGCTTGAGTTAAAAGTTTAGTGCCTTCTTCAACTCTGTTGCCTTCCATTTTAAGAGCAGCAGCTTTTCTAATCTTGTCGGCATCAGTGGCTTTTTTACCTTCTTCAGATTGCAACCATCCCTTTAATTTTTGATCAGTTTGAGTATCAGATTGATACTGAGACTCTTCCATTGTTTTTTGAAGACGCAATTTGTCTAAACGCATCTGCTCTTGCTCTGCTTCCGCAGCAGCTTTTTCAGGAGCATACTTAGCAGCAAGACGATCTTGTTGTAGCTTTAGTTGTGTTTCTTCCGCAGAAGCAGCCGCAATAGCTGGATCGTATTGAGCACCAATTACGTTTTGTTGTAGCTGTCTAGCGGCTTGCCCACCAGCAGCCATGTCTGTCATTAGAAGTGCCATAATTTATTTATTACCTTTATAAGGTGTCCTACTGCTAATTAAAAAGGAGAGTTTTGGTAAGCATCAGCAGGCAAATTAGCGTAGTTTAAAGGTGGTGAAGAAGAACCACCATATCTATTACTACTACCATACAGTCCAGCAATACCTTGTAAAGTACCACCTAGTCCTTGCATCATTTGCTGGTCATAGTTTTGACCTGCCATCATGCCTTGTCCAGCACCTGTAGAAGGATTTTGATTAGCACCAGAAGCAGTAGCAAGACGATTCATATAGTCAGTCATAAAACTATAGTAGCCTTGTTGTCCAACACCTTGCAAAGCTATTTGTTCATTACCAGATTGCATCTGGCCTGAAGCAGCAAGTTTACGTTGAGCAGCTTCCATAGATGGATCTAATACTCCACTTTTAAACTGGCTAAACCCAGCCATTTTAGTGGGGTCAACAGTATCGCTTTGCTTTAAATACTTAGCGTATTCATCACCAATCTCAGCACGATGAGAAGAAAAAGGATCAGCAAGTTTTTGTTGCTCTAATGCAGCATTCTTGCCACCAGTACCAAATAGACTGCCTCCACTAAGGGCGTTAACACCCACCGCTATGCCTACAACTGAGGCTGTTGTTGCTGCTGACATATAGCTGTCCTTTTCCAAATATTATTTATTTGCATAACTTGTCTATAGTCAAGAGTTAACTCTTCACCAAGATCACCACCTACCATACCATGTATATCTCTATTTGCTACTAAGAACATATCTTCAAGCTCGTTCTTAATTGCTATGCAATTAGAATCTTTAGAATGATTGACTAAGTATCCAGCAGGAGTTCTACAGCCCTTTAATCGCATTGGAGCTATAACTGTACCCTGCTTAATTTCAGCAGTACTAAATATACCTTTACCTTGGATTGGGGAGTTGCTAGTTGTAATGCTATAACTCCCTTCAGGAAAAGGGATGCAATCACTTCTATCTTTAGATACTAGCTCTACGTCTTCTAGAGTCCAACCAGACTCTTCTAGCATTAGTAAAAAATCTTTTCGATCTTCTTCGTGCTTAGGATGCTCTGCAAGCAACTTTTGTTCTTGATGTTCTTTAAAAACATCTGGAGCTTTAAACAATGTAGATTCTAAATACTCTACATCAGTGCTATTAGTAACATAGATGTTTTGCCAAACAACATCTTCCAAAGTATAACCTACTTTGCTTCCAGCTTTAGCTACAAACATAAACGGAGCAACTAGAGTAACCATTTGACCACCCCCGTCAACAACACAAATGCTTCCTTTAAGGAGCACATTCATGTGTTCAGAAAGATGTTCTTGACCAACTATCAAAGTGTTCTTTGGGTAGTGGGCCTCTCTAATGTATAGACCCCCACCAAACCTATGAACAATTGAGTTAGAAGCTTGCTCTTCAAACAACATAGCTTTGGTCAAAGCTAGTTTGCTGTCTGCATTGTTAATGTTAAATTCTTTTGTGTTTACAACAGAGATAATAGATTGTTCAAGTTGGTTCATTGTAGTTACGTCCTATAACGACCACCACCTACCGCTTGTTCTTGATCCATTTCACCAATTCTAAAATCTATTTCAGCACCATCTAAACGAAGAGCCACATTGTCTGTACAAAGAAACTCCCAAGCTCTACGTCGATCAGCACCACTGAGGTAAATTTGTGATCTAGAAACACTTAGGTCTATAGACCTATAAGTTGACCAAGTAGCATAGTCATCACCTGAATGACGCACTTGCATTGTGCCTGCTACCTTATCCCCAATAATTTCTAACCTACCATAGAACTTACGTTTGGTTGTACCGTTGTCCATAATGTCTGTAACAGTACGGCAGTAGATTGATTGCCCATTGTCTTGGTACGTCCCAGTACTAAAGTAGTACACAGTGGCTACATCGTCATCCAACACATAAGCAGTGTTACCTATGTCTGCGTAGAACGCAGCTCTAAAGTAAGACTCTTGGTAAGTACCGGGATTAGGCTGGTCACTACTTTGAATAGAGTACTGTGACCACTTGTACCACTGCTTAGCATTCAAGTCATAGACTAAAGTCTGTTGAGTATCATGCAACGTAAGCACATACAGCGTATGACCGTTAAATCTATATAGATAAGCAGACACTTGGTTAAGTGTGTCAGCTTCTAAATGTTTATCAATAGGATCAGTAGAAACTCTAACAGGGGATGTTCCATCTAGCAGATACACAGAACGACCATTGCTTTTAGAAGTACCTATCCAGACAACAGTGTTGTCACTAGCAACAATGCTATCCCCATTACCACATCCAATCTCACTGATGTAACTTTGGGCAGTAGCTAAAGGAGAACCTGTAGCATTACCAGCATCATAGAAGAATTGCATACTGGCACTACCAAATGCCACTAAGTAGTTAAGATGTTTAGCGATGCCTACTAGGGTGTCTGTAGTCTGTGTAAAACTAATATAGTTAAGAGCACCCCAAGTTGTAGGATCACCTAAGTTTGAGTTGTAAATCCTGTTGGCTGTTGTGCCAACAAAAACATAGTTGTCTAAGAATACAACTCCAGAAACATAGGGGCCATAAGACAACCCAGTAAGCTCAGTCAATGTTCCAGAAGTATTTAAAGTGTATCCATTTATTTTGTTGTGAAAGAACAAATAACTATCTAAAAAGCTTCTAACAAAATAACTTTGGCTAGTTGATGTTGAAGTTGTTCCTATAGTAGTAGCAGCATAAGAAGCACTAGGATCAACCTGATACACCGTGTTATTAATAACAGCTACAAGTTTGCTGTTGTACGCAGCTAATCCTTGGCTAGGAGTGTAAGCAGGGGGAGTAATAGAAACAATTTGTTTAGCTAAAACAAGTCCTGGTCTTTTAACAAACTCTCGTTTTTGATCTCTATTTTCAAAGATACAGTTAGACGAAAACGAATCTTTATTAAAAGTCCCGTCTCGACTTTCAATAGGTTGAGTTAGCGGTATGCGTTCTGTAGCCATATCAAGTGGAGTAAGAGCTGTTAGTCACAGAACGGAAATCAGGTTGAAACGAAGTACTAGAAGACTCAATGTCCCAGCTAGACAACAAGTTTGCATACAGCATAGCTTTTTGCATAATCTCTTGTCGTGTGTTCATAGGAACACCATACTCAAGAGCCAACTGATCAGCTAGGTTCCACACTAAACAATTCATCCACTCATTAGGAAAGTCTGGGATGTCTGTAGAAAGTGTTACATCATTCAAAGGCATCTGGCAAATAAGATGCAGTTGCAAGTAGGTACTAGCATTAGTATCAGGAGTCAAATACACATACAGAATGCCATTAAGGTTTCTAGCGTCATAGAAAATAGTGTTAGTTGTTCCAGTAGAAAACTTAGAACCTAATACGTTGTACTCTTGCTTAGACACTAGCATTACTGGTGTATCAATGTTAGGAGTAACTTGTGTGTTGCGGTAGAACCCTTGAATAGCTTTTAGAGGTTTGTCTGTAATAGGTACAGTTGGAGCTAAGCTATCGTACATAGTAGTAGAGCCAGATCCACCTAATACATAACTAGTCTGATTAGCAATTAAAGGAATAATAAGCTCAGATACTTTCCACAGCTTTAGTCCATCAGTACTAAATTGCTTAATCAAAAGATTAAGAGACATAGCAGCATTGCTAACAGTGTCAGCATCAGGCGTAGCACCAATCTCCAGTACACCCAGTTTACGAAGTGCTAGAGAAATAATTTGGTCACGAGTAACGGTGTATGTAGAACTCATTTGTTTTCCTACTCGGTTATTCTGTAACCGTTGTCAATACCTGCTTTAGCACATCCTGCTGTAGCGTATCCTACTACGGCTTGACTGCTATATACAGTACAAAAAAATATGAAGTCATCGGACTGTTCTGCCCGAGTCCAAGGAGGAGCTATTTTGTCTGCTACGCCATGTACATAGTCTTGTGGTTGTCTAGGTTCCCAATCACCTTTACATACCATCAACCCATCCCAACGCAACTGTAACTCGTTGGCTTTAAATTGCCTACCACATTGGTCACATATGACTGTCCAAGAACCATTGTCATATCTTGGTTTGTAGGACATAGTTACCCCCTACTAAACCAATGGGACAACCATCCAATGATAGAAGATATAGCAGAAACAACTGCCATGCCCATCCAAAACCCACCTTTAGATTGATTGGCAAGAGCAACTAACTGATCAATTGATTTCTCAAGTTTGTCAATTTTAGTACTCATCTCATCAAACCGACGCTCATAGTCCTGCACTTTTTGCCAAAGCACACCATACTTTACAGGATCAATTTCAGGAACGTTCATAGGTTATGTCTTTGGGTATCTATCTTTAACTGTTTGAATAGATGCTTTCCACGCATCAATGCCCCCGTGATAAAGCAAATCAAATTGATCCGCAAAAGACGGATACTCAGCAGCACGTTTCTGTGCGTAAGTTTTTGAAGATTCAAGAGAAGCCTCGTACTCAGCGTGCATTGTGGCAAACTCTGTTTCTGTAATTTGTACAGAACCAGCAGGCAAATAAGACTCGTATTCTGTAGAGTCTAACCAATGCAATTTATTTTGTAGATCTTTGTAATGTGGCATTTTTAGTCTTTAACGAAGTTCATACCAAGCTAATAAACCTGGATTAGAAGAAGAATAACTACCACCAACAGGTACTAAAGCATTACATCCACCATTAGATGCACTACTTACAGATGCTCCAAAACCTACAGCTAAACCGTTTACCGTAATTGAACCACCGCCTTGTGGCGTAAAAGCAATGCTAACCATAATAGGTTTGCCTGTAGTGTTGTAGTAGGTGGTGCTATTTGCTCTAGAAGCCGTTAAATCCTGCCATGTCTGGCCTACACTAATTGCTAAATTTGTACTGCTTGACCAAGTTGTTCCGTCGCTTGTCAAAACATTGGTAGAAGTTCCTGGAGCAACCTTTTGCAATGCACTTGTACCATTACCAAGCAGAACATTGTTAGCGGTTATGGTTGTAAGACCAGTACCTCCGTTAGCTACAGGAAGAGCAGTGCCAGAGTAGCTTATAGCTAGTGTCCCAGTAGTAGTAATCGGGCTACCAGATATGGACAAGAATGCAGGAACAGATGCTGCAACAGACGTAACTGTTCCGTTAAACGGATTCCAAGAAGTACCGTTGTACCCCTCAAATAAAGTAGTACTACTGTTAAAACGAATATATCCTGTTGCACCTGTAGGGCGTTGTGCAGTTGTTCCAGAAGGAATTAGTGCAGCATCAGTACCACTGATTGCCAAAGATACAGCAGGACTAGATGTACCTATGCCTACCTTACCAGCAGATACATACACATTGCCAGTAGAAACAGTTACGTTACCACTAGAAATAGTAGGAGAAGTAATTGTAGGAGCAGTAGCTTTTACAGTATTACCTGTCCCAGTAGTGGAGTAAGTTAATGCGTTTACATCATTTAACCAAGTTGGTTCAATGACTGTCCCATTTATAAAAGTAGTTGTAGTCATAGGTGCTCCTATTAAACACCCATAATCACTTCTACAGTAGCGCCTGTTCCAGTAATAGAGGCAACAACAGCACGTACATATCTCCAAGTACTTACTGAAGTAAAACCTTGTGTATCACTAGTAGTACCAGTCATACTAAAAGCATTTATAGTAGCCCAATTACTTTTAGTACCATTAAAAGTTTCATCTTGATTTGAACCTTGTATAGTTACTGTAGCACTTACAGTACCTGTACCAGTAATAATAACTTGAAAAGTACTCCAAGGACTTTCTTTATACAAAGGTGTAGAGTTACCATTACTTGTTGTAGATAACACACCACTAAAAGCAAAGTAGCGAGGTTGTTCGCCACTCTTAATTCTTACATCACTCATATTAAACCCCCATCTTGCTTATATCAAGCACAATGAAAAAAGAACCAGTACCTTTAAACACTAGGTCAATCTCGTGTCCAGTAAGACCACCAACCCATCCTAGATCAATCTTGCTACGACCTTCAAGAGGAAGTTTGTAAGGTTGATTACGATAGTTAACTAAAACTCGTAGTCCTGTCTCTACCATAAAAACAAGAGAGTCAAGACGCACATTACTAGGATTACCAGACAACCTAGAAACATCAACAGCATTAAAAACAGAGTTGTCTTCATGCTCAATGGTTCCAGATATTAGGAAGACAGTATTTTTGCCACCATCACTAACGGTAGAAACAGTAATACTGTCCCCTGTACCCTCATGTACTAAGGTATTGTGCATTTGTATTAACGAGATACTTCTTGAGCAGCCAATACAAAGTCAGTAGTCAGCGTATCAGTTGCTACAGGAGTAATCTGAAACACTGTACCCATTAGGGCGTTGGTCAAAGTAGTTGAACTAGAACCAATAGTGGGGGAGCTTACACGAGCAACTGGCCCCATGTTACTAGCAGAAGTACCAGAGTAAACAATGATATCTGTGCCATCATAGTACCAAGCTAGTTCAACAAAGGTATCTGCTACTGCTGTTGCAACTCCAGTAACCAAAGTAGTAGCAGTGCTACCTACTGTAGACACCAAGTTAATAGAAGTAGAAGATGCTGCTTTAGCAAACCACAAGCCATCAGTTGTAGCTGAGCCAGCACGCAAACCTGCGTAGTAAGAAATAGCACCTGCTACAGCAGAAGTTTTAATACGAGTGCTAAACCAAGCACGATTGCCAGCCACAAACTGAAAGAATGTGCCATTTTTATAGGCAGCAGAAGCAGTAGTAGTACCGCCGGGGGTAAGAGTAGCCCAACCACCAATACCAGCAGCTACAGCAAACGCAGAGCTTGAGCCAGTAACAGTGTAGTCAGTACCAATCAAGGTATTGAAATCATTAGTATAGGTAGAACTACCTAGTGTTGAAGTGCTTCCAGTATGAAAAGGATCTGGAAAAGGAAACGAGTACAAAGGCTCGTTAGAGTAAGCAGTAGAAAGACCGCTATAGAGGCGTGTAGGATTTGACATTAAAAATTCCTTTGACGTTGTTTAAGATAAAACAACGCTCAGTTAAGAGCGTCATTGGACAAGTACATTGTACTTTACTTTTTCTTTTTAGAGGGGGCCATAGGCACAGAAGGTGTAGGGCGTTTGCCTTTTTCTTTTTGGCGTTCAAAACTCATAACTATCTCCTAGGTTAAATAAGAACCCCCTCACTAGGAGGGGGCTTGTTACTAATAACAATTAGGGACCGTTAGAACCCCAAACAGCACGAGGATCAGACCAACCAAACGAGTAACGCTCATAGCCTTTGGCTTTAGCATTCATCGTGTCAAAGTCATTGTCTTGATCAAACATGATGGCATGACGCTCGTAGTACTTCATACCAGTACCACCAGGAATGGTGTTACGGATAAACCAAGCGTGGGGGCTTGAGAAGTAGTGGTTCACTTTAAATCCACCGGGCAGGTAGTTGCCAGACTTAATGACGTTGATGTCATTGTTGGCATTACCAGTTTGGTAGCTAGAGTGAAGGATACGCTGAGCGTTAAACACTTCTTGACGAGCAATGTGCAAATCATTTGGTTGAATAGCGACCAACAGACCACGGTCATTTTGCAGACCCATGATCGCAATCACTGCATCTTCCAAAGCAGCTTCAGACAAGTCAACATCAACAGTAGGCTTGTTAGCCCATGTACCACCAGTAGTGTTAACGTGAGCAGTAGAGCAAAGCTCAACTCCATCACCACCTTTGTAAGTACTGTTGAAAGCACGGTTATAGACGTTAGCACCTACATTTTCTTTCGTTTGACGGAAAGACATAGCCAAAGCAGCAGCACGTTTCTTGGAGATTTGCTCGTAGAGGTTATCGTCCATTTCTTCTTTGGTCACAATGTAACCCATTGCATACGCAACGTGCGTATAACGAGTAACGTAACCCTGCACTTCAGAATCATACGAAACGCCAGCACCTTGTGACTTGACAGGTACAAGACCAAATCCAGTCAGTTGGACATCTTCTTCGTAGTTCTGGCCTGAAGTATCCTTGTCAAAGAGTGCGGTGTACTCTTCAGGATGTTCATTGTAAGTTTGTCCCCACCAAGCTTTGATGCCAGGCCATAAGGCCTTGGGATGGGAACTGGTTGTGATAATTCCAGCCATAATCTATTCTCCTAATTAAATGCCAGCAGTGCCAGTACTGGCGCTGTAAACATGGTTGTTAATCCGTACCAACAGTTTTGCGTAAGCACTAGCAGGAGTGTTATCTACGCGCTGGACAAAGCCCAAAAGTTTCAAGTTGGCGGTGGTGCTATCTGTAAGGGTAGCAGCAGTCGTTGTGCCTGAATCACTGTAAGTAGTAGCTCCAGCACCAATCAAGAAATTGGTATTGCGACCAATGTCAGTAACAGCAGTGGGAGTGGTTTGACCATCTTGAATCTCATACACAATGTTTGCATCATCTGCAACCAAAGCATATTGAACAGTAGTCGAACTAGCTTGAATGCTGCGGATAGTCAAATCAATGTTAGAGGCAACCAAGCTAACTCCGGGAGGAGAAACAAGGAAACCAACTACAACACCAATAATTGCAGAACCAGCAACACCGATAGCAACACCAGCAAGACCACTAGTATCAGCGCTACCACTCAAGGTAACGGGATCACCAATGTACAGTGCAGTACTGTTAACGGGAACAGAATACAACCGAGCTTGCCCCGTAAAGGGTGCTCCGTTGAGATAGCTGACAGGCTTTAAGCCGCCAGGACGATTTACGTTTGCCATAGGAAACTCCTAATAAGTTAAGTAAGTTTAATACCATCTCGCGGTACATAAAATCCTGCGTTTTCACCAGTGACTTTACCATTGCGAATTGCGGTATCAATCCGGTTGTTCTTCTCTTGAAGTGCGGCTTGATCTTCCTCGTACCACTCTTGCCGAATCTTCATTAGGTATCCAAATTGATCCGTGCCTTCTGCACGAGGATTTACAAGATACCTAATTCTTTCTCCGAGGTCGCCATTACGACTAACCACGTTTTCACTTACTCCACCTACCTCTGTAGGGGTTACAAACTCATAGCCACTATCTAAGGCCTCTTGAACACGACTCCCTGTATCAGTAAAGATATAGAGGTGGTATCCGGGAATCTGTTCCCGTACACTGAGTTTAACTTCTGTGCCGTTAAATACATTACGGCGTTTGCGTACTGTACCATCACTTGCAGGTGTTGGTGCAGATTTCTTTTGCAGTATAGCATCTTGTCGTGCAGCTTTTTCTTCATAAGTTAGGGCGCGGGGCATAATTTTTCCTTAAGTTAATAAATTTAGTTCCAATCAAAGTCTGCAACATATTGTTCACGAGTCATAAGCTTTTGCTTTACGAACCGATCACAAGCAGCTTTGGCATCAGCAGGTAAGTTGTCATAGGACTGGGAGCCACCGCTACCCCTACTTTGACGACCTGAACCTGACTCTACCCGGCTACCGGGAGTTTGTTTTTTACCAAATTTATTAGGAAACTCTTCCGCTAGTACTTCATCTAACTTATCAAGAAAAGCTTGTCCTTTAAGATTTGGAGACTCTAGCCTTAGATTTTCTCCTAGTCCATTAGCAATGCTAGTCATACGACGATCATTTCCAAACCAAGTGTTTTTGTCTAGCCACACTTGCAAGTTTGGATCAACAGCTTCTGGAGCTATAGGAGTCTCTTTAACAATAGCAGCTTCTTTAACAGCCTGCTTAGCTTCTTTCAAATCTTCCTTAGCTACATCAAGTGCTTCATCTAAAGCATTGACTCGCTGTCCGTCACCATCACTAATGGCTTGGGCGCGACTTTCTCGAATAGCTTTAATGCGATCTTCGTAGTCAGCAGCTTTGCGTTCATAAGCTTCTTGTTGAAACTTTTTAAACTCTTCAGCAGCTTGCTTGAATTCTTTAAGCTGTTCTTTTGTTTGGTTTAAGTCTTTAATAAGGTTCTCATTGTTCTTTCGCAGAATAGGAAGAATCTCTCGACCACGTTTAACAAACATATCCGCATCAACCCAATCAGATTCGTTACCACGAAATCTTTCTTTGGGAACCCACCCTTGTGACTCAGCTTCTTGCAGAATCTCTGGGGCTATAGAACCTGACTCGTTTTCATCACTCATGTCTTACTCCTGTACTAAGGTTAGCCTTTGGCTAGATAAGGATCAACAAGATCAACATCAGCGTCTAATGTGCCAGTGATGTCTTTATCGTTGACCATGCGGTACTGTTTACCATCTTTACCTAAGTAAAGAAGTCCAGCATATTTAGCAAAGATTACTTTTTCGCCAACAGAGCACCACGGTGCTGGTTAATCGGCAAAGCATTGGTCACCCATTGCAATAACAATTCCAGTAGTGTTGCCCATCTGCTCCCGTTGCTTGGAGTTTTCAGTGACAAGATAAATGCCACCAGCAGATACTTCTTTAACTTCTTGGGGCTTAATAAGCACCCTCCAACCACAGGGGTTGATTCCTGATTCATTACTCATGTTTAATCCTCTATCTTATTTGTCTGCAAACAAATCTTCGTACTCAAGGTTTAAGATGGTAGCGATTACTCGACACCGACCTTTAACTTCTGCTTCATCTTCAAAAGCATTGTTAACTAAACCTTCTTTCATTGTTTCACGGTCTGATGTAAGCATTTTCATAAAACGCTTAGTAACAGGGTGAAACTTCCATTCTTCAAAACTATCTGGGCTAACTATCTCTAATGCCATCTTTACTCCTTAAGGTTACATCATTGGTGCTTGCATCTGTCCTGCCCCCTCTAACATATCCATAGAGGGTGCTTGGAACTGTTGCCCTTTTTGTTCAGCCATCATGGTTGAATAAACTTTGTGCATAGTGTCAATAGAACTCAAGATACCTTCTCGACGTTCACGTTGCAACGCAATGCTTGTATTGATCTCTTGTATACGCATCTTTTCGCCTTCAGTAGCAATACCAATCTTGATTGCCTCTGCTTCAGCTTCAAGCTTTTTAATTTTGGCTTGGTTAAGTTCTGCTTCACCCATAAGTTTAAGCAGACCCATTTTCATAGCCAATTCATTATCAGCTTGTTTAGACTTCATACGCATCTCTTCAATCTGCAACTTAGGATTAGGTGCAGGAGGAATAGCGTTTGGTCCTTTAGGATCAGGAAGAATCTTTTCAATGTTATTGACTTTGATTGCTTTAAGGAATGTCTGTTCAACTTCATAGCGGTTGTACAGTCCTGGAGTAGCAGTAACACGAGAAGCAATAGCTACAGCTTGTTGCATACGTTGGCTATCAGACGTAATGCTTGGATCAGCAGTAGGCATAACATCTGTTACTGGGCCTTGGTAATCTTCAGGCAAGATGATTCCTTGGCTCAAAGCATTGGAAGCATACTTAGTGGTATTAGTAACAAATATTTGATTAAGCCTATACAGCTTACGGAACTCTTGTTTAAGACTGCGGTGAGTGCGTTTAAAGATTCCGTTAAAGATCTTCATACCCTGCTCAGCCATAGTGCGAGTAGTCTCAGCAGGAGTGTTCTGTCCGGGATTTTGTCCAGTAAGGATGTCTACAGCACCACCAATGCGTTCACCATAGTTAATCAACAAGTTCAACAACGTAAACAAAACTTGAGAAGGTTCCCGTACAGGCAAAGGAACAATACCTTTTCTTAGATCGTCCCCAGTAGTGTCAACGTGCTTCCACTCCATAGGATTGAAGGTGTAGTTGCCACCACGAAGCTTAATCCCACGGCTAAGGAATCCACCAGCAGTGTTAGCCATAGTGCCAGCATCAACGAGTTGGTTGAGGATGGTGTTGATTGATTCGTTGAGGGGACCAAGAAGAACTCCGAAACCTAGGTCGTAGAAACCGCCATCAGGAGATGGAATAAATGGAAACTTAGTAAAGTACTGATCAGCTTTAATGCTTAACACAACGTCGTTGTCATTAAACTCAATGTCTTGTTTTGTGTACCGCGCAACAATACGAGCAACTTTCTTGTTGTCTCTACGAACATAAACAATGTAAGGTTCAGCGTAACCATCATCATCAAGGTCAATGTGGCAATGCTGTTCAAGAATTTCAACAGGAGTACTAGAGTCATTGCTGTCTGGAGGAGTCAAGCCTTGGGCTTTATCCTGTGCAGTCTGAAGACCAGTGTTTACAATAACTGAAGAACTTTGTTGACGACTACCTTCAGATACATCTAGCCACAATCCACGAGCTACACGTTCATAGATTTCGTTCTTACTCATTTGAAGAACATGGGTAACTCGGTTAGCTGTTTCTAGACTCTTAGCCCAGTAGTTAACAACCAAGTCTTTAGCTAAGACGTTTTCAGAAACATTGTGTTTACGAATGGGATCAAAGTAAGACTTCTTAAAAGCACAACCAACAATAGGCTGCGTAATAAGAACTTTGTCCATCTCAGATTCCCAGTCTTCATCCTCTTCAAGAATCTGGTAGCTCATGTGTTGTTCAACACGAGTAGAGCGCATAGCACGAAGGCCATCTTTGTCATCACCAACAACTCGGCACTTAACAGGCAAGTTGCTGTCAATCAATACCGGGTAGCTACGAGCATGATATTGCAGTGCAGCAATAGTGATGAGGGGGAACTTAACATTGCTGGCATTAGGCCAAGGAAAGTTTTTGTTCTCTGCAACTTGTAGAGCAAGCTTTAAAGAAGCCTCTGTACGTTTTTCCCAAGATGACCGGGACATCAAGTCATTTTCAAAGTCCCTAACAATGTGCTGACCAATTGTCGTTAGGTCTTCTTCCCCCAACATAGTAGCAATGTTAGTCGCATAGGCAAGGTCTTCAATGCTAAGCTTGTCTTTAAGGTTCATAATTTAATACCCACAAGTAACAGAGCGACCAGCATCGCTCAAATTGTTTTCTTTAATATAAGCCTCGTACTCTTCTTCTTGGAGTTCTTTGTCGGTAGGAGCTTCCCACATCTTATCAAGCATTAGACCTAGATAGGCCCAAGCATCAACTTGGTCATCATGCTTATCCCTAGGGAAACGCAGAAGCTCATCTTCAAAGCCTTGATACCACTCAGCATTCTTATCGAACTTGCAAGCCCCACTTCTCATACGAGCTTGAATGCTTCTAGCTCTTGTGAGTTTGTCACCACTGGGCTTGAGCAAAACAGTGTTGATGAACTCTCCACGCTTAAGCATCGCTTCATTAAGATAGGGGCCAATTGCTTTCTGAATCGTACCTTGTTCCAATCCAAAGAGTACGGGCTTATAAATCTTTTGGATCATCAGGATTGTATCCACAATCTCTAAAGCATCCATACGTTGTTTAACAACGTGTTTGCAGTACAGCCTGCCATCTTCGTCCATACCCCCAACAACAAAAGCAGAGTAGTCTGCCTTTTGGGATTGGGATACAGCTAAGTCACAAGTTGCGTAATAGATTAGGTTCTTCTTTTCATCTTCAGACTTTATTGGTATGAAGTCTGACTTCTTAAAAAAGGTATCAGTTATATCCAAGGGGATATTAAGCATCTCTTGAGAATACACATCAGCTAAACCTTGTCTGACGTAATCATCTTTCTGCATCCTAAACTCTGAAGCAGTCTTCATTTCAGGCCACAGTAACTTTCCAAAGTCATCAGTATGAGCACGATACTTAACTGACTTCCAAGGTAATATGTTCTCTGAGTATTCTTTTAGGTCTTCACGAATAAGACTCTTATACCCTCTATGGCTAACTAGTAAGGAAGCAGGCATTAGATTCTCTAGAAGACTATCTAAGTGCAGTATGGTTCCAACAATCCTAATCTTCCCAGAAGAAGATACACAAGGAATCAAAGCACCATAGAACCAACGCTTAAACTTCTGACGACGATCCTTGTTCATAACAATCTCGTCGTTCTCCATGTCATCCCCAATAATGAGATCAGGACGAAGGTTAGCCCACTTCAATCCCCGTAGTTTCTGTTCAGAGCCTTTAGCTTGGATACGGAAGGTGTGTCCGTCTTCCATCTCAACAATCAAATCATCTTCTGTATCTTTGGGGAAGGAGCTGACAGAAAACAAAGACCGTAGGTCATCGTTGTCTAACAACTCTTTCTTAATGTCACCTAAGAACTGTACTGCTTGAGTAACCGTATCTGAAACGATTAGGGCATACCTAGATTCTCGAAACAAGACTGAGGCTAGGGTGTAAGCATGGGTTACGGCAGTACTCTTAGCGTGATACCGAGGAGCAGCTATAGCCACTTGCTTGCTGTTACTAGTAACAAGTTCCCAGATCTCTTTATGAAACTCAGGGGTAGCAGCAGGTTTATCAAAGTTCTTTCTCAACACGGAGTTGACAAAGCCTTCCATAACATCAGCGTTAAGCTTGGACAACCTTGGCCTCAACGTCTATAGCTACAGCAGACTCTAGCTTCTTACTAGCAAATTTAGCAAACTCTTCAGACAACTTGAGGAGCCTATCGTCAATTGTTTTCTCTACTTCTTCCTTGATGGGGTTCTCAGTAAGCTTCTGTTGCTTGGTCAATAGCTCTGTAGATATCTTTAGGGCCACATGAGCTTTGATAGGTATACGAATGATGTCTCCAGTCCTTTGGTCAAACTGAGCATCTCCAAAGTCAATCCGATCTTCTGTAGCTTTAAGAGCTTTGTTAACAATCCGTTTGAGGTTGGAATCTAGCTGTTGAATGTCTTCAGTTTTAAGTTGAAGAGCAAACTCTTTAAACCAATCTGCACACTTCCAAGACTTAAGTGTAGGTAAGGGTATACCCGTAACAATGGCAGTCTGAGGCATAGACCCCAACATGAGGTAGGTACTGACAGCCTCTAGCTTCTGGTTCTGAGTCCAGACAGACTTCTTGTACCTACGATCATGTGAGGTTTTTCTACGCATGGTTTAACACTTCCACTTCTTAAGAGCTTTGTTAATCCTTGAATCAGGATCTTTAGCTTTAGCTGTACCAGTCAACTTCTTCTTCATTCCACCCATACGAGCACAGAAGCTGTCTTTACGAGAACCACCTTCAGGTTGAGGTGGTTTAAGGTTGTGACCCTCTTTCTTGGCAGATGCTCTACCTTTAGCATTCAAACCACCAGAGGGACTCTTACCTTCTTTACGTTGCCATGCAGGAGACTTAGCCATGATGGTGTACCTTTCACTTCATAGGTTTTTTCTTAGCCTTAGCCATTTTGTCTTTCATCATTTCTTTTTTGTCTTCAGCTTTGTCAGCCATCTTAGACATGGGTTCTTTTTTAGCTGGCATTGGCTTCTTCTTCATCATGGTTCTATCCTTTAGAAAAGTAAGTTGTAGGTGTAGAGGACAAGCTTCCTTCTACAGGTGTACTGTATCATCCTTTTAAGATTCCTACAAAGATTGTGTAAATCGCAACTATAGTAGTGAACTAGTGTCCTAGACCTGTGTGTATAATCTTTATATTCTTTTTTCTTTTTTACTCTTTTTTGTTTTTTCTGGTCAGATATATAAGTAGTGTTATTGTTAGTAGTGTAAGAGCCGTAAGGCTCTTTTTTTATGTCTAATGTAGGTTAGCTTGCGAGTCCTGTAAGGACGAGCACCAATTTATCTCCCTACCCCCCTTTGTTTAAAAAATATGCGCCGTGGTTGTAAGGTGTGATAAATCAATTTAAAAGAAAAATAAATTTCCCCCCTCCCCTCCCCTACCTACTAGGTACAGGGTAGGGTTGCTACTAGTAACACACACCACTACCACCTAACAGCAACTATAAAAACAATACACATATAACTATATATACATACAGCTACTGTCTATACATAGCAAACTACTACTTCAACACTACAGCAACAGTTGTCCTTAACATACAACTACAGTTATAAGTTGCCTATTATTTAAGCAACAGTACAACTATAGTACTACTACTTCATCTAAACTGCCTATTATTTAATCAATGTGCCTCTTTTTTAGGCACTATTTGCCTGTTTATTAGGCAACCTTATGTACATCAATAACTTAGCCCCCATGTTACAGCCCCGATGTAGCATCTCTTATATACCGTTGTTCGGCCTCTGTTGCCATCTACAAGCCGTTGTTTGAGGTACGTCGATGTCTACCCAGTCCACTCGTCCTTTCTCGTTTCCATAACCGCTTAATCCCCGGTTGTGTTGCTAACCGATAGTAATTAGCCCCCCGCCTTTTGTTCGGGTTGCCACCGTGGGCTAGTCGCCCACTCTGCACTAACCGCGCCAGTCGTCGTCGTGCCTCCTCCTTTGTGGCACGGCTCCGCGCTTCGCGCTTCGGGCTACGCCTTAGTGCCTTGGCAATCGCTGCGCGACTACGCCCCTGCGGGGCTTGCCCTCACGCCCGGCCTTGGTGAGGGGGCTAATTCCCCTCGGTTCTCTCAACTCAACTTAGGAGCTAGTTATGGCAACGCAAAACGACTTCGATTTCAACGCTTTCAACGCAACAACTGAACGCAAACCCGCTGGGCTTCAAATCTTCTTGGCTCAGCAGCTTCTCTCTAACGCACTGTGGAGCATGGAGAAGTACGACAACCCTCGTGCAACTGAACTGCGCGGCGCACTCGCTGACATCAAAGCTCTCCGTCAACTGATGAAAGATGACGCAATTGCTCGTCAAGCAGCTTAATCACACACAGCGGTAGCTAATCACTACCGCTTTTTTTATGTTTACTTTGGAGATACCTATGAAAGACATTACTAACTATAACCAAGTGAAGATCGTGTACTGCTATACATGGCGTGACTATGCTGGCTGCTTTATCTTTGCAATGGCAATCTTCTTTCCCTTTTACTTCTGGAGATAACTATGTGGGACCTTATACACATTGATAAAGAGTTTGGAGTTATGCGTGACTCTTACCAAGGTTGCACTGACGTTGAGTGGAATCTTGGTTGCAGGGTTATTACTACGACTTACAAACAGGAGGCTGATGCTCGCCAGTACTTCTTGCGGCTTGGCATTGCTGTACTGGATGCTGATGACTGGAACGCAATGATTCGGGAGATCAATGGCGACACAGATAGCGTTACTAGTAACAAGTTCGTCTCTACTCATCGTCCGTATGACAAATGGGAACAGATTCCTATTATTTATTGATGTCGCTCAGCCCGGCAACCTTCGCGCCGCTGCGCGTCACTCGCTTGCGGTGGGCTTCGCTTGATAGTCATGTCGGGCTGGCTCCCGGCCCTTTGCGGGGGGCCGTGAGGCTGCGCCCTCTTGTTTGTTTTTAACTTAGGAGTTAATTATGAAATCACTTGACCTGGTAGATGAAATGAATTGGGAAGATTCCGATAAAGTAGATATGCTTACGTTAGAAGAAGCTGGTTTAGAAGAGACTAACGAGACTGATAACGCATTTGCTTGTGGAATCTTTGCGTATCTCAATTGGTTCTATGACGGTGACTACGGTATAGCAGAGTAGTTAATAGCTATGAACAAAACGTTTTACATAGAACAAACTGATTATGACGACGTTATGGTCAGTATTGACATTGACATGGATGCTGGTGAAATAAGTCCTGTCAAGACTCCACTAGAGACACAAACCATTGAATCTGACGATATTCCTTACTAACAAACTTTGATATGACCTTAGCAATAGGGTCATATTGAGGCTATGTTGCCTTTACCGGAGTTCTTATGGAACCAACTACCACTTCACCAACGCTGTACGCAGCAGCTACGGAGGCTCTTGTCTCGGATAGTTCTGCTACTAGTACGTTTGAAAAGATGATCCAAGTAGCATTTACTCATTCAACACTGGAGACGTTTGTTAAAGAAGTTAAAGACACAGAGTCTTTGATTCGCAAAGAGTATGAAGTGTCAGCTATGCCTGGCCCTTGGCGTTCTGCTAAGTCTGTTATCCAAAGTTCTATGAAATTGGGTCTTGGACTGGTTGATGACAACGGTGGTTTCTATGGCAAAACTCATCTTCAGAACAAGATTAAAGAAATGAAACTAGAGACAAAAGAACCTATGACTAATGATGAGTATGTAGACAAGATTATGAAACTTCTTATGGAAGTTCCAGCAGACATAGACAGCGCATATGTCTATAACAAAGTCAAAGCTTATTTGGAGTAATCTAAATGCTAACTAATGGCATTGAGGTAATGAAATATGTACGGGCAAGTGCTGGCAGGGCTGGACTTTCCGTAGTATTTGAGGATGTTAACCAACCTAAGCATGATGGAAACACTATCTATCTGCCTAAGATTACAGCATCCACAACAATACAAGAGTTAAAGCAACTCATGGCATCTACTGACCATGAAGTTGCCCATGACCGCTTTAGCTGCTTTGATCTAATCAAAGAAAAAAACCTTCCTTCTACTAATCCACTTATGTTTGTTTGGAATCTTCTTGAAGATTCTAGGATTAACATGATTGAATCTAAGGAGTATGAAGGTTTTAGGGAAAACTGGGATGAATGCGGTGCTGAAGTAATCTCAGATATTCTTAAAAAGGCTAAAAAAGATATTACACCTATCTCTAAGCTTGTTACTTCTCTAATCCATTGGGAAAGTCAAATCTCAGCTAGTAGCTTTCCACTTGTGCAATTAGCTACCAATGATTTTACTCCTGACAAAACAATAACAAATGTTCTTAATAACTATTTTGATCGTCTTAACCATTGTCATAGCATTTTAGACAAACGCAAAGGTTCTCAATCTACTTTTGATTTAGCTTATGACATTTTGACTGAGCTAAAAACTAGTATGAAAGAGGAGTTTAAATTACCTGCAAAACCTAAACCTTCTACTGGAGATGGTAAATCTGATGGAACTACTGAACCTGGTAGTACTAAAACTGATGGTGAAGGTAAACTCGTAGTTTCTGAAGAGTATAAAATAATTGAGATAGAAATAACTCAAGAAGATATTGATAATTACTCTGTAACTATACCTGAAGAAAAAGCTGGTTTAACTAAAACAGGTATCAATATTAAACCATTTAAAGAAAAACATAGTGAATGGGATTTAACTGACTATAACAAATTTGTTATAGTTAACTATCCTAAAAATATAGGTAACCCGCAATACTTTTCTAAAGACTTAGATTTTATAAGAAATTATAAAGATAAAGTAGAGAAGCATTTAGTGTCTCAAGAAAACTTTGCTCAACAAGTTCGTAAACTTATTCAAATTAGGTCTAGAGTACAAACACAATACGGTACTAAAAAAGGCAAACTGGATCAATCTAGGTTGTCTCGTATTTGTTTTAATGCTCCTGGATTTAACGAGCGTGTGTTTAAAACCAAGATTGAAAACAAAACTCTGGATGCTGCAATTACAGTTCTTGTAGATATGTCTGGTTCAATGTCTGGGGAAAAAGTACTTAATGCTTTAGCTTCAACAAAACTAGTCAATGAAGTTTGTTCTACTCTTAACATCCCATTAGAAATCTTAGGTTTTACTGATGTCAATGAGTCTGGTAAAGCTCCTGACCCATTGATGTTTATATACAAAAGTTTCTCTGATTTTAAAGTAAACGAAAATTCTTTAGAAGAATACTTTTCAATGTCTAGTGATTACATGGAGGGCAATCCTGACGGAGAAAACATCTTATGGGCATATGATCGCCTTGTTAAACGTAAAGAAAAGAAAAGAATACTAATTGTTATGTCTGACGGTAGTCCTTGTGCTACCAAAAGTATGAGTGGTATATCTACTTTTACCCATAAAGTTATTCAAGAAATTCAAAAAGCCAAGTTAGTTGACATTTATGGTTTAGGTTTATGTAGTGATTCTGTTAAAGAATATTACGAAGCACACAGCATAGTTAACAAACCGCAAGACATTCCCAGTAAGTTGATTGAGTTAATAGAAAGGAAAATTTTAGTATGACTAGTATTGCCGTAACACCTGCTCCCAAAGTAGAAGACCTTGTTAAAAAGGCTATTAAAGAAGCTTTGGACAAACGTAAGATTGCTGAAGTGTATAAGGAAACATTTCCTGAAGACACAACAGCAAGCACAGCGTTTGAACCTGTAGCAAAACCATTACCTTTAAAATTCGTTGCATTGGCTTTCAACCAAGTTATGTTCTCAGAACTTATTGGTAATCCTAGCACTCATGCACATGATGACTTTCCTGTCACTACTTTCCACGATTACAAATGGGATGAACGTGTAGCTTCATTTGTTCCTAGTATCAATCCTGATTACGTCATTGATGCGGAAATTGCATCTAACATTCTTAGGGCTTGGGAGCTTAATGAAAAAGTGCTTTGTTTTGGTCCTACAGGTGCTGGTAAATCTAGTCTCATTGAGCAGCTATGTGCTTTGACCAATCGTCCATTCGTTCGTATCAATTGCACTGGAGACATGGATTCGTCTATGATCTTTGGTCAACTAACAGCTAAAGATGGTTCAACAATTTGGGTTGATGGCGCTGTTACCGATGCTGTTAAGTACGGCGCAGTGTTTGCTTGGGACGAGTGGGACGTAACACCCCCTGAGATTTCTATGT